TCATCCTTCGGCTGCGACTAACCGTGGACGAAAGGGTGTCCTTCAGCTCGCGCCGCCGATCTGCGTGAGAAACTTGTTGCCCGGGATCGAGGGAAAACCGCGGAAGTTGATCGTATTCGCAAAGCGTGCCTTGCAGGTGTCGAAGCGCTTGTCGCAGCCGGCTGTGATGAAGAACGCATCGCCGCTGGCGGGGGGCCCTTCGGCTTCGACCCAAAGCTCGATCTCGACAGATGCGGCGAGCTTCGTGTGCACCTTGACTTCGATCTTCAGGCCTGACGATACGCCGGACGTGAACGTCAAAAGCCCGCGCGAGAAAAAACGCGTCGCAAAGCCGTCCAATCCTGACACCGTGAAGCGGCGCGCCGATTTTACCGCGAGGATCGTGCCAGCACCTCGAAAGGCCGGGGACGTCAGATCGACCGTACAGCGCGCATCGCCGAGATCGGCATCGCAGGTTTGCTGAAGAAGCCTTCCCGTCGGCTGCTGCAGATAATGCGCGAGGCCGCGCAGCTCGGCGGTGAATGTCGAACCCGTTCGCCGCACCTCCCCGATGCTGCCGGAGCGCATCAGCGCGCGCTGTTCGGGATCGGCCCAATTGACGCGATAAATCGCGATGCGGGCATCGTCGTAACGTCCGGCTGCGAGGTCGGCGTCAGTCAGCGTCGCAGACGACAGTGCGCCTGTGACTTCCAGGTTATCGACCGACAATCCGAGGCCGTCGGTGATGTCACTTGCCGTGAATCCACTCGCGGCTTCGTAGGTCGTGCTGTCGAATGCGATTGGGTTATCGTGATCGGTGAAGCCAAGCACGGTGCCGTCGCGGCGCGCGATACGCCAGCACCAGCATAGCGTCGTCGCGCCGGACGCGAGATGCGCGGCGAATTCCGGTGACAGCGATTTCACAACCGCACCTCCACGATCGGAATGTTCGGAATAGCGCCCGACGTAAAGCCGGAGAGATTGATTTCGAGCTTGTCGGTATCGAAACGCACCGGCACGTCAAATTCAAAACCTGCCGTCACGCTTTCTCCTGCCGCCGGAACGTGGCCTGCGAGAAATGTCACGACACCTGTCGCGGAATCGACGGCGTAATCGGTTCCATCCGTCTTCTGCACACCGGATACGGCGACCGTCACGGCTCCCGCGACGGGCTTTTTTATGTCGCGCGTCCAGGGCGCGAAGGCATTGCCGTAGACTTTCGTCAACTGGAACTCGGCCTGAGTGCCGTCTCCCGTGCCGATGATCTGATCGAACGGGGATGGCGCAGCATTCGGCGCGCAGGATTTCCAATCCATCGGATCGCGCCAGCGGAAGCCGTGCAGACGTCCGCGCCGCTCCTCAAAGAACGCGATGATCTGGTGCAAGTCGTCGAGCGATTTTACGCCGTATCCCGCATTATAACTGCGGCGGCTATCGGCCCAGCGACTGTTGCGTTCTTCATAGCCGGAGCCAAGCACGACAACGTCAGTGCGCCGTTCCGGGCCGCCCTGCGCGTTGCGCGAGATCGCCGTTGGAAATCGGACGTCGTGAAAGGACATGGCGAACCGTCGATTACGAAGTGAATGTTAGAGATTCCGCTGCCCGGCAGCCGCGGCGCGGGCGATCATCGCGGCGATCTGCGATTGCGAGCGATTGAAGCTTTGGGCGTCTGGCGTGGTGATATTGATCGTCACGTTCTGGCCGCCACCGCCCGCCATCGCGACGCCGAGACGGCCATCAGAGCCACGCGTCAGAGGCATGATGGCCTCGGGCCCTCTTTCGCCCGCGAGCCCCGTCGCGCCGCCCGCGAGAGGAAACGAGATCGAACTTGCGATCACGCCACCGCTCGCGAACGGCACCGGTGTGCCCTGCTGGATCACGCCGCCTTTGGCGAACGGCAATACACCGGAGATCGCGCTTTGAAACACCGACGCTAATCCGGTCGTCAACGGTTGCAAGGCAGATTTCAACGCCAGGTTCGAGACGTTGAGCGCAAGCGACTTAAAAACGTCGCCGACATTCTTGCCTTTGACCGCGATGTCGTCGAAAGCCGAAACCAGCGTCGTCGAAAACTGACGCCCGAGGCGCGTCGTCGACGTCAGCGCCGTTTGCAGATCGCTGGTATCGGCCGTAATTTTCACGCTCCACGTTTCGAGCGGTTCGTCAGTCGTTGCCATGTTGCGCCCCTTCATCCGGAAAGCGTTGCATGAGATCGTGAAGATGGCGGCGCGACGGCGCATCGGAGTCCGCGGGACTTCCGAACCGCCCGCGAAGCGCCGCTTGTAACTCGAGCGGCGTCAGTTTCCAGAACGCGCGCGGATCTAGCCCGAGTGCGCCAAGGCCAAGCTCCATCACCTTGTCCCAACGAAAGGGACGCGTGCTGCGCTGCCGCCCTCGCCGCTTGTGTCTTTGGTGTTCTCGTCGCCGCCGAACGTCGCGCGCAGCAATCGGGCAACAATATCGACATAGCCCGCAGCACCACCTGCGACTTGCATGGCGTTGACGTCGTCTTCGCTGATCGCACATCCGGCCCAGCGAAGCCCCGCGGTGATGATCTTGGTGCAGTCGCGCGCAGAGAGGCGCCCCTTCTCGAAGCGCGCCGCGAGCGCCAGCATGTCCTCATCGCCGAATGCGCTTTCCAGTTCGGCAAGCGCACCAAGCGTCAGCACCAGCCGATACGGCTGGCCGTCTAACATCGCTTCGATTTCGCCTCGGTGTTTGTTGATCATGACAGACTCTTTTGTTGGCGTGTTGCGACATCGCTTCGCGGAGCCGGCCGCACGCGCGGGCTTTGAGCGTCGTTCATCGTGGATTTTCGATTATGCTGACGCCGTGAAGCTCAATTCGCCTGCGCTTTCGAGCGTGAGATCGAATGTCAACTCGGCATCATGGCGGCCGGAAAATTCGAGCGAGGTGATCTGGAATGCGCCCGCTATCGTGCCGAAGTCGGGAACGATCACCTGCCAGTCGCGCACCGTGCCGTTGAAGGCGTAGTCGCGGATCGTGGCGTCCGATGCCGCATCCTTGAACACGCCGGAACCGGTGATACGCGCCGACTTCACGCCCGCGCCGCTCAGAAGCTCGCGCCATTGACCGGCGCTTTCGGTGTTGGTGATCTCGACCGTCTCGGCGCTGATCGAAAGCGCTCGTGCGCGAAGACCTGCGACCGTCGTGAAAACACCCGCGCCGGTCGCATCGACCTTCAAGAGAAGGTCCTTGCCTTTTTGTGCTGTCATGGGAGGGGACTCTTTGGTTGGTGCCCGGCGACTCCGCTTCGCAGAGCCGGCCGCCGGGCACAGGGCTTGACGGGTTCTCGAACGGCAGCGCTGCGCTTATCCGTTCGAGAATGACGAGGAAGATCATTCCACTTCCGTCACGGCGCGAAAGCGGGCGATGCCGTGGAAGGTTTCGCCGTCGCTGTCGCGGCGGACTTCGGAATAATCATGACGCAGATTGATCAAGCGATGTCCCGCTAGCGAGAGCGCTTGATCGTGAAGTGCGTCACGCGCCGCGGCGATCACAGCTTGCGCTTCCTTTCGCCCGTGGCCGCGCGACCAGATATGCAGCGTCACCGTGTGCTCGTAGCCTTCGTCCGTTCCGGTCGACCAATCGCGCTCTGTCGATTGGCCGAACGTCATAAAAGGAAACTCCGCACGCGTCGGAACGTCGTCATAGACGCGCGGCCCACCAAGAGCTGCGGTAGTCGCAGCGTCCGTCGTCAACTTCGCGAAGATGGCCTGCTGGAGCGCAACGGCGGCGCTTGACATCACTTGCCTCCTTGAGCTGATGAGGTTGGCGACCGCTCTCCTGCCTGAGGCGCGCGTCGCGGCCGTTGCGTGTGCTCAGTCTCGCGTTCGGCCAACGCTTGACGAATGCGTGCGTCGGCGCGCACTTCGGCCGTTTGGCCGATGCCGACGATGCTTGATTGAATTTTCATAGGTCGCGTTCCGAGCAAGGGCACTTCAGCCACGCGTTTCGGTCTTCGACGTCAATCGCGCCGAGAATATCGAAGATTCGCGCACCGCAGCGGAAGCGCATGGCGGGCGTCACGTCGCTGCGATGACGGATCCAGATGTCATGCGACGCCGTTCCCGCCACGCGATCGAGCGTGAAACTTTCATCCGCAGTGCGCGACCAGATCGCGGCCCAGACTTCAGCGACGGTGTTCCACTCGGTCGTTGAACCGCCTGCGCCGTCGCTGGTTCGCATCGCGCTTTCGATGATGACGCGATGGCGCAGATCGCCAACTCTCACAGGTGCTTTCATAGCCTGATTGTCCGGAACGGATTGATGAGACTTGAGACGGCATCGGGAATGCGGGCGCCGCTCGTGCCAATCTCGCTCGGATCGCGGTGCTCGTACCAATGGGCCGCAAGCATGAGGATGGCGTGCTTCAGCGGAGCCGGAACGCTTTCGCCGTCGGCTCCAAAACCTGCGCTGAGATCGATCTCGATCCCGCCCGCAGGAACTTGCGGCGCAGGCGGCACGACATTGTTCCACACGAGGCGCGCCGGACGCGCAGCGAGATCGACAAGATAACTTTCCGCAGAGACGACATTCGCCGCGCCGCTTGCGTCTTTCACGCGGACTTCATCTACGGCACGCAGCGGCGCCAGCGGCAACTTCAAACTTCGGCCGTGTGGCCAACGATCGAGACGCAACGTCCACGACTGCGTGATAAGCGCCAAAGATAGCGCGGTTTCGATGTGCATCCGCGATGTCAGCAGCAGGCTCGCGAGCAGGATGTCTTCGTCGCTCTCGTCGATGCGCAGATGCGCTTTGATGTCGGCCACGGTCACCGGCTCCGCGGCTGGCGGGCTCGTCATCACGAGTGACATGAAGATGTTCCTTATTTGATTGCGCTCTGCGACTCGCGATCCGGCCGCCGAGCGCATGGATGCTTTGCCGTTCTTTTCCAACAAGGCCGTGCCTTACAGCCGGCTCCGCGTAGCGGCGTCGTAAGGCACAATTGAAAATGCGGAACCGCGACCAGGGGGAAGTCGCGGCTCCGCACGCATCCCGCACGGGCGGGAGGGGAACCCGTGCGGGAAGAAGTTTTCCCTTCGTCACGTCGAATGTCGAAGCTGTCGTTCCGCTTCAAACGTTCCGTCATGCCGACGAAGGTCGGCACTCAGACACGCTTCGGCAATCGTTATGATCGCTGACTTGCATGGATCCCGGCCTTCGCCGGGATGACGGTGTTGTTGGTCGAACCGTAATAATTTCGACCGATCACCATCGTCCTGTGCGTTACGAGGACTACGCGCCATCGGATGCGCTTGGCGGCCAGCGCGCAGAACGCTGTCGCCAAGCGCTTTCAATCAAGCGCTGAACTTCAGCAGCTTGATCGCGTCGAAGTCTTGCACGCCGCCGCCGACGCGCTTCGTCGTGTAGAACAGCACGTAGGGTTTGGCGCTGTAGGGGTCGCGCAGCACGCGGATGCCGGCGCGATCGACGATGAGATAGCCGCGCGAGAAATCACCGAACGCAATCGCCGTCGCGTCAGCGGCAATGTCCGGCATGTCCTCGCTCTCGGCGACGGGATAGCCTAGCAACGACGGCCATTCGCCCGGTGCATTCGCAGGCTGCCAGAGATAGTTGCCCTGGCCGTCCTTCAGCTTGCGAACGGCAGAAACCGTCGCGCGGCTCATCATGAAGGTACCGTTGGCGCGATAGGGCGCTTTCGCGGCGTAGACGAGATCGAGGATCTTGTCGCCAGGATTGCTCGCCGGGAATGCACCCGCAGCGCCACTGGCGACGAAGCCGATCTTGCCCCAAGCCCACGATGCATTCGCGACCGTGTCGTAGGCTAGAAAGCCTTTCGGTTTGTTGGTACCGTCGCCTGAGACGAAGGCTGAACCTTCCTGCTCGGCAAACGCGATGCGGACTTCTTCCGCCAACCACTCGTCGATGTTGGCAATGCTGTCATCAAGCAACGTCTGCGATGCAGCTGGCATCGCGTAAAGCTCCATCGTCGGGAACTGCAGGTTGGCGAGCGTCGGCGTTGTCGTTTGGGTGCGCGATGCCGTTTCAGCCGACCAGCCTGTGCCGACGCCGGTGGTCGCGAACGGTCGGTTATAGACGGAGCCCGACACCTGGCGGATGCCCGAGATAGCACGCATCGGCGAGATGGCTTTGAGCGCGCTGTTGACCGCGGCTTCCGTTTCAGCAGGCACGAGGTATCCGCCGTCGGCGCCCGAACCGGCAGACAGCGCTTTCTCTTCGATGCGCGCGAGACGCGAAGCATCACCGCGACGGACGTAACCGTCGAAGGCCGCCTTGTGCGCAAGCTGCGACGTGGACGACATATTTCCGCCCGCGAGATGCGGACGCGCCGCCTTCAGCGCGAGGTTGTCAGAGACGCGCTTCGCAGAGTCGAGCGTCTCTTCAATGCGCGCGAGTTTCTCTGCGATGAGCGTATCGGATGTGCCGCGCTGCTCAATGTCAGCAAGGCGCTGGTCGTTCGTTTCCTTGAAGGCTTCGAAGGCTTCGAGAAATTCTTCGAAGGCGCGCGCGGTTTCCCCGCCCGCCCCCTTCGTTTCGAGGGTGGTCGTGTCGGTCATGTCGTTTTCCTATCAAGTAGAAGGTCGAAGTTTATGCCGTCGTTCGCATCCAACTCCGTCACCCCGGCGGCGGCCGGGATGACGGGAATGGAGCAACTACGTCAACATCAGCCGCGCGGCGTCGCGGAAGCGAGAGGCGAGCACGGCATCGTCGTCGAAGGTCCGGCTCGCATCCCCCAAAGCCTTGAGACCAGGAAACCCTGAGCGAAGAACCGCGCGGGCTTCCGTTCGCGTCAGCCCAGCATCGCGCGTGAGCCAGCGCTCGAATTCTCGCATCGTCGGCGCGGTCACCGCGAACGGCCGCGTCTTCACGCTTTCGACGCGCGCGCCGGGCAGCATCGGAAAGGTGACGACGGAAATTTCCCAGAGATCGACTTTCTCCAAGCGACGCACGCCGGTTGACGCATCGCGTCGCGCCTTTACCGCCTTGAAGCCGATCGATAGCCCGTCGAGCGCGCCGGCGCGCATCAGCGCCAGCACTTCTCGGGCTTTGGTGACAGCCGTCATCAACCGTCCGCGCACGTAAAGCCCGCGCGCGTCTTCGCGGATCTCATCCCAGACGCCGATCGGCTCGGCGGGATCATGCTGGAACAGCATCTTGATGCGCGCGGCGCCGCGATTGAACAGGCTCTCGCGAAAAGCCCCCGGCGCGATGACGTCATGGCCTAAGTCCTCGCGATTGAAGAGGCTGGCGTAGCCTTCGAACACGCCGTCGTCGAGCGACTTCGCCTCGAAAGGCAACGCGCGGCTGCGCTTCGCCAGCGAAGCGGGCAGCAGGAAGGGTTCGGTCGAATGCATGAGCACACCGTTCGTTGCGATTGCGGATAGGAGAATTTCGCCGGATCGACGGTTTATTTTTTTGCCGCTTTGGCGTCGAGCTGCTTCATGAATTTGCTGAGCGATTCAAGCCGCTCGTCGGTCACGACATAAAAACGAATGTCCGGCCGCGGGCGACCGGCTGCGGAAGCAGGAACGCGCCATTTCTGGATGAAGCCTTCGACCGCCGCTATGCGATCTTTGGCTGTCACCTCCAACGCAAAACGGACGCCGCTCGTCTCGTTGTAGAGCTGAAATATGGCCCGGTCTCTGTCTGACAACGAACTATTCTCCCGCTGTCGCGCGTTTTTCGTCGGTGGTGAGGAAGCTCGCGGCTTCGAGGCGTTTCCAGAGCGCGTCGCGTTAGATTAGGACTCTCGATAAGGTGGCCGTGAGAGGCTGGCGTCCAGCGAGCGTAGAAATCTTTCGACTTGTTCACCATCATAGAAATAAATATCCGCTGGAGTTTTCCGCCAAAATTCTATCAGTTGCTCCGAGGTCAGCCCCTTACTCAATAAATCGCTGACGAAAGCGCGTATCGCGTGCGCTTCATTTTTATCAATCCCTATCGTCGCGGTTTGAACGAGCAGATTAGTCGCGTCAGCAGGGTTCATCGCTCTGACCTTGCCTGCAAGATCTTGCCCCAGATTCCGGCAAGCCTTACGAAATTCTATCGGCATATCGATTTGCACGTGTCAGTCCTCATTCATTGGCCACGCTGAATCGACGTAGTAGCCGCGCGGTACCCTACCGGTCCTTATGAGTCTCACCGTTACCCCAGATGTGGCTCTCATTATTGGCGGCGTCCTATCGTCAGGAGCATAGGCCTCAATTCCAGTTGGCGAGGAAAAGGTTTTAAAGATTCGCAACTCTGGGAGCAGAAACGGATATTTTCCCTCGCGAAACATATCTATTTTTGCCGCATTTTCTGGGTCGGCCATGGTCGAGTTAACAAGCTTATTAGCGGCTTCCAGGGATGAAAACGAGCCCGCTCGCTTTTCACCGACTCCAAAAATGTAAGGAACACTGGGGCGGCTGCCCGTAATTCTTGCTTTTAAATATCCTTCTGGCTTTCCGACATGTTCCGCGTAAGTGTGGCCGCCGACCGCATCCTCTTGAAGTATGTCGATTGGATATCCTGATCTTCCACCATCGGCTTGCGCGAGGCGAACGCGGCCGTCGGAGGTGCCGCTGATGCCGCCACCATCATCCGTCCATTGGCCGCCGCCCGTTTGGCCTGCGGGGACACGTGGTTGATCATCGCGATATTTGAGCGAAGGCGAACTATCAGAACTCGCATCATACCCAGCCGCTGCTCTCTTCTCGCCAGTGGTGAGGAAGCTCGCGGCTTCGAGACGTTTCCAGAGCGCGTCGCGTTCGGGGGCGAGCGCTTCAAAAAATTCCGCGCACTTTACCCTAGGCTACGCTCTCTCCTGCTCTTTCGGAAATCCAGGTACGCATCGTACTGCTGCTCGTCCAAGACATATGTGTCCTGCGTAGGATCGGGCACGGGTCTCTCATAATCATGATACTCTCGTGCCGTTAGCTTATCTAGAAAGTCTCGGTCTTCGAGATATTCTTCTTTGCCGCGGCATGGAAAACCTCCAACCAGACCTTTGCAATAAATGTTCATAACGAGTTCGGGTAAGTCGACCACGATAAAAATTCCCTATTTCACGGGATATGCAGATTGCACACGAAATCCCTTAGTCGCGCGTTTATCACGCAATATGATGACCTGCACGCCGTAGGTATCCCGCATGTATGGCTGAGCATTGTATCTAGGAAGATACGCTTCGTAACCCGTGGGCTGCGAGAACCAGCTCGACAGAACACCGATTGGAAGCTTACCGGCCACGACTTGTTCCAACGTCTCGGGGTTATTGGAGACCACGGAATTCACAAGCTTGGTTGCAGCTTGCATTGAAGTAAAAGAACCCACTGCAAATCCGCGAAAGTCGTTACCGCTATCGATAGCCTTTTCCGCTTCATTTTGAACTCTCTCAACTAGATACTTCGGATTAGCTCCGACGTGTTCAACGATCGCATGTCCGCCGAGCCTCTCCTCTTCACGCAAATCAATCGGATATCCTGAAGAGGGATCATTTTGTGCAAGCAGTACGGTGCCTTGACCGCCGCCGCCCCCATCTGTCCATTGGCCGCCGCCCGTTTGGCCTGCAGGGACGCGCGGTTGGTCGTCTCTATATTTGGCGCTCGGCGACTCTCCTTCGTCGAGCCGGCCGCCGAGCGCGTACCCCGCCGCCGCGCGTTTCTCGTCGGTCGTCAGGAAGCTCGCTGCTTCGAGGCGTTTCCAGAGCGCGTCGCGTTCGGGGGCGAGCGCTTCGATCTGGTCGAGGTCGGGTTTGAGTTCTAAAAGCGAGTCCGTGCCTCGCGGCCGGCTCCGCGGAGCGGAGTCGCGAGGCACAAACGAAGAGTCAAGCCGGCCGCTCGGCGCGCTCGATGTTTCGAACGCCGGTGCCAACCAGCTCTCAAGCGCCCGCGCCGTGCGGTTCACCAGCGGCAGGACGGTTTGCCGCCAGAATGCACGCTGCGCTTCCTGATAATTCGAATACGTGTTGTCGCCCGGAATTCCCAAGAGCATCGGGGGCACGCCGATGGCGAGCGCGATCTCGCGCGCGGCGGCGTTCTTCGCCTCGATGAAGTCCATGTCCTTCGGCGACAGCGAGAGCGGCTTCCAGTCGAGGCCACCTTCCAAGAGCAGCGGACGTCCGGCAGCGCGCGCGCCTTGAAAGTTCATCTCAAGCTCGCTCTTCAACCGCGTGAACTGGTCGTCCGTCATCTGGCCGTTCGACGCGGCGTAGACGAGCGCGCCGGATGGCCGGGCGGAATTGTCCAGCAGCGCCTTGTTCCAGCTCGATGCCGTGTTGTGAATGTCGATCGCGGTGGCGGCGGCCTCGATGGGGCTCATGCCGTAGTGATCGTTGATCGGGTGGAAGAGCTTCAGGTGCAGAATCGGGCGCACGCCTTCGATGGCGTCGTCGATGAAACGGACGGATTGTCCGCAGACGGTGTATTCGTAGCCTTCCGGCCAGCCGTCGAGACCGGGGATCACCTTCATGCGATCGGGGCGCAAGATGTGCAACTCGCGCAGTTCGCCGTCGAGCGCGACGGCTTCGGCGTAAGCGTTGCCCGAGACGAGCAGGAAGCCGTACCAGGCTTCGAGGAAATCGGTGCCGGTGTGATCGAGGCTCGGCCGCCGGAGCAGCCCGATCAGCGGATGATCCTCGATCTCGGTCGTGCCCTCGTAGAGGAGCAAGGGGATCGAGGCGGCGGCCTCCGCTATCATGCGCACGCATCGATAGACGATGGCATTCTGCATGAAGCCTTCGCGGGCGAAGGCAGCATAGTCGCGCGGCGCCCACACGGGCTCGCCGAGATTGTGATAGGCGATGAGGGGACCCACGGAGGAACCCTTGTTGATCGTGTCTGGAGCTGAGCTTTTGATGGTGCCCGGCGACTCGCGTTCCGCGAGCCGGCCGCCGGGCACGGCCTTGTTGGACGACCCTCGCGCATCATCGATCGCACGCGGCGGCCGGATTGCGGAACGCGAGTCGCCGCGTGCCAACAATGCCTCCGGCAGCCAGCGCGACAGCGCCTCCGTGATCAGCGACATGAACTGTCCTTTGGAATTCGAATTCGACGCATGTCATCCTCGGCTTCATGCCGAGGATCCATTTCGCACCTGCGCGATCGCCCAATGGATCCTCGGGGCGAGCCCGAGGATGACAACTGAACGAAACGATGCGCTCTCGCTGCCAGTGGCGTTCTCTACTGCCGTCATCCCGGCGGAGGCCGGGATCCAGCCATCCCGCGATACAGCAGATGTGGATCGTTGACTGGGTGCCGACCCCGGCCTTCGCCGGGGCAGGCTCTTCGTCGGCATGACGGTGGTGGTGCTAAAGCATCCGCACTGAGGGCTTCATCGTGTCGCTCAACAGCAAATCGGTAATCGCCCAGACGAGCGCGTCGGCGCGGTCTGGGCTGCGGCCGCGCATCGTGCCGTCGGCGCCGAAGGAACACATCTGATCTTCGAGCGCATCGAAGCGTCCGACGTGCACCACGCGGCCTTCCGCGTAGAGCGCCGCGACCGGCTCGGCGCGAACCCATTTTCCCCGCGTGGCGCGAACCTTCACGACGGGGAAATTCTCTCGAAACCGCTGCAAGACCGAGATGACGAGATCGCCGCCTTGGTTCACTTCGGCGACCATGCGGTCAGCTTCATAATCGTCGAACGCGCCCAGCGCCGCGTGCGCCCAGACTTCCGGCGTGCGGCCTTGGATCGTGCGATCGGCGAGAACGTAGGCGCGCTTATCGACGCCCAATCCCGCGACGACAATTCCGCACGCGTCCGATGACGCCGTCGCGGTGACGGGCGGATCGAGCGCGACAACGATGCGCTGCATTTCGGGCGCCGCTTCGACGCGCGCCTCCTCGATCCAATGCCGCCGCCAGAGACCATCGCTTGCGTCCTCGACAATCTCGCCGAGCAATTCCTGCCGACCGATGGCCGAGCCCGCATAGCGCCGCGTCATCTCCGCGAGGAACGACGGTGCGAGGTTCGTCGCATTGTCGGCGGTTGCCAGATTGACGGTCACGGTCGCCTCGTCGGCAATGATCTGTTTCAGTAGCTTGGTATTGCGAGGCGTCGTCGTCACGCAGACGCGCGGAGCATCGCCGAGACGGAGTGCGAATTGCAGCATGTCCCAGGCCCTTTCCGCGCCGCGCCACTTCGCAAGCTCATCGCACCACGCGGCCGTGAACTGCGGACCGCGCAGCGCTTCGGCTTCGTCGGCCGAGAACAATTCGGCGATTGCGCCCGACGGCCATGTCAGACGCCGCTTCGACGGTTCGAACTCCGGCCGCTCATGCACGGGGTGGATCGCGAGCAAACCGGACTGGCCTTCGATCATCACGTTGCGGACGTCGGCCAAGGTCTTTCCAACCAGCGCTATTCTTATTTGTTGTGCTCGGCGACTCGCGTTCCGCGAGCCGGCCGCCGAGCACGGGCTTGTGGGATCGTTCTTCGAACTCGCGTTCCGAGAGGCCGCGGACGCAACTGCTTCGCCACCGCAAGCAAGACTCCTCACCCACTCGGCGCCTGCTCGCGTTTTTCCCGAGCCACGGCCGCCGAGGAGCAGCCACACGCGCCAGGCTTTATTGATTACACCCGGCGACTCCCCTGCGGGGAGCCGGCCGCCGGGTGAGCTCGATGTTTCGCGAGCCTCGTCCAACAAGTCCGCGCCCTGCGGCCGGCTCTGCGGAGCAGAGTCGCAGGGCGCCATCAAAGAGGGCGCCAACTGATCGTCTCGCGCCCAGATTTCCCAGTCGTGGGCGATGAATTCCAATTCAGCGCGGGTCAGCTTATTCAGATCGTCGGCCAGGCGCCCGCTTGCGATTGAGGCGCTCAAGACGTTCCGCAATTTCGCGGCGTAGGTCTTCCGCATGCGCGAGCGCCTCCTTGGTCCTTGCTCCGCCTGCTCCCGTCGTTTTCCGTTTCGTCATCTCGCGTTGCATCTCAACGGCTTTCTCCAGTGCGTTGACCATCTGCGACAGAGCCCGCGATGCGCGCTCGCGATCTTGGGACGTCAGCCCCTTCTGCTTTTCGAGTTTCGTCAGCTCGCCGTCGATCGTGTTGTAGACGCGCTGAACGAGGGATTTCTTAGTAGGCGCCTTGCGACTCCCCTGCGGGGAGCCGGCCGCAAGGCGCGGACTTGGATCTTCTTCCGTCGGAACGGCCGGAGGTAGAGTCGCCTTTTTGGGTTTCGAGACCTTCAGCGGTTTCGTTTCCGCGGCATCGGCAACGGCCGCCTTCTTCATCGCGACGTCGCTCGAAGCCGTCCGCCGAGCAGCTGGAATTTTTTGCGCCGAGCGGCTCTCCGCGGTCGAGCCGACTGCTCGACGCGCGGAGGTCGCAGCGCGCGGGCTTGCTGCCATGCGCCGGAGACCTTTTCGAATTTTCAGAGAACTGCGATGTGCACGTGGCAGGGCCGAAGCCTGCTCTCACACTTTCCGCGTTATACCGAAATAATGCCTGAGAAGCGTCGCGCTGTCAATCGACAAAATCATATAAGACGTTGAAAACAAATACTAATATTCATAAATCGAAATCAACCGGACAGTATAATCCGCACGGGTAGAGCGGGGATAAGTTTGGCGAAATTTTTATAAAGCGTTAGACGCAACGAATTTTAAGCCGCGAGCATTTCGGCGGCGTCGGCGCGGATGCGCTTCACCATCGAAGCGAGGCCGTTGGAGCGTTGCGGCGTCAAATGTTCTTTGAGGCCCAAGCTCGCGAAAATGCCTTCGGCGTCGGTCTTCAGAATTTCATCGAGCGTTTTGCCGTCGTAGATGATGAACAGCAGCGCAACGAGCCCCTGCACGATGTGGGCGTCGCTCATGCCTTGCATTTCAAGCTTATCGCCGGCGCTTGGCTTTCCCACGTCACCGATCCGCCGCGTCGCCAGCCAGACCTGACTAGCGCAGCCGCGCACCTTGTTCGCCTCGGTCCGAAGCTCCTCCGGGAATGGCGGCAGCGCCCTGCCAAGCTCGATGACATAGCGATAACGGTCCTCCCAATCGTCGAGGAGCGCGAAATCGGCGCGGATGTCGTCAAGCGTCATGGAGAAATCCCGGCTTCGATCCCGACCACGTCGGACCGTTTCCCTACACATAGGGGGCCGGACAGGGAAAGGGCAAGGGCGACAGCCGGAGTGCAGGCGGCGCGGTGCGCCGCTTAGCCGTCAAATACCGTTGCGGTTCGCGGATTTGCCGCGCCAGTCGGGCTGTTTGTCGAGCGGCGTCAGAGTGCCGCTGTCGCGTTCCAGGACGGCCGGAGCGAGGCGGCCACCGGTCTTGGTATCGTCGAGCTTCAAGCTCGCCGTGTTCATGCCGTCGCCGGCGTAATG